TGGCATTGACCTGATCGTCAACGAGGAGGGGCGGCTGCGCCACCTGCCGTACAATGGCCGGGCATCCGATCTGTGGGAGGGCGGCGGTATTTGCCTCCTCAATGGTGACGCGCTGCTGGCAGCTGCCAAGGGCGAGGATCTGATTGGCTTTACAAAGCCGGTGTGCAAGACGCTGGCCGAGTTTTGGAGCCTTGACATGGAGGACGGCACATGGAACGACTGACAGCCCAGCGGTGCAGCGGCATCAAGAGCGGCTATTGGAGCACCGCCAAAAAGGACGATCTGGTGCAGCGCCTCGGCCAGTACGAGGACACCGGCCTCACGCCGGAAGAGATCCGGCGCATGAAGGACGCACAGGCTGCCGCAGCACGCGGCTAAGGAGGACAGCATGAAAGCACTTGTCAGGCCACAGGTGGCTGTGGATTACCTGCGGGATGTGGGTTTTTCCATCGGCAAGGACACCCTGCAGCTGGGGCTGCAGCAGCGGGTTTTCCCGTTTGGCGATTACATCAAGGCACCCGCCCCCGGCGGGCAGGACGTATATCTGATCTATCCGGCATTGCTGGCCAAGTGGGCAGCAGAGCGCAGCCCGGTGGCAAAACCGGAGGACGCGGAGCGGATCGGCGTGAAAGAAAAGGATGGTGCAGCATGACCAAACCGAACAAGAGCTATATTCGCGTATCGTATGGTGAGGATGGGAACCCGCAGATTGAAACCAACTGCGTGAGGCTTGAGACATCGAAACTGTGCGTTTCCCTGCTGGCCGCACTCGCTGCCGGATCGGATGACCCGGCGGGCTATCTCATTTCGATTGTGACGAACGCGGCCGATCTGCTGGATCGCATGGAAACTGAGGAGGACAAGGACAATGAAACGGTATCTTAAAATTTGCAGCGTGGCTTTTCTGGCAGGCGTGGGTGCCGCACGGGTGCTGGTCTGGCTTAACACCGGCATTGCCCACCTGCTTATCATGCGGGGCGGCTGGGAAGTGGCTGAGGCTGTCAAGGCCGCGCCGTGGGTGCTTGCTGCGGTGGGCTTTGGCCTGTTCCTGAGCGTGAGCGGGATGCTTGCCGGCAGCAAGCACTACGAGCACAGCACCCAGAAGCAGCGCAGCGGTCTGACCGCGACCGAGAGCCGGAGCGATGCCCGGCGGGGTGCATGACATGGGTATGACAGCGATTGAATACGCGGAGAGCCTGAACCGGCAGTATAGGCGGCTTGCCCAGCGCAACACGAACAGCGCAAACCTGCTGGACGCATCCGCTGCCCCGGTAAAGGCCAGCTGCAAGGCACGGGCCGAAACTTATGACCTTGTGGCCGAGGAACTTGACGGCCTCATAGCACTGATGAAGGAAGAACGCGGCAATGGCTGATTTTTACAACCATTGCAACTGGTACACCGTTTGGGATGCCAAGACCGGCGACCTGATCGCATCCGGCACGTCCGCAATGGTGGCCCGGCGGCTTGGCTACAAGAGCACCGCCGCATTTACCACGCACTACGCCCACACCCAGACCCGGAAACCCAAGAAACCGTATAAATACATCATGCGGCGGGAACTCGTAGAGCGCCGTGAGGCCGAACTGCCCCCGCCACGCACCAGAGGAAAAGGAAGGAAACACCATGAAGATTGTCATTGAAAAAATTGGAGATAACGTTGGAGTTAGTTTTATCGGGAAGGGCCAGCGGATTGACCGGCTTATGCTCCTCACGGTGGCCCTGATCGAAACGTTTGTTGAAAGCCTTATCCCCGATCTGACGGACGAACAGCTGCAGCAAGCAGCTGATGGGTTTGCAAACAGCGTAAAATCTGCCGTCATTGCCCGCTATAAAATGAAACCCTCTGAACGCAAAGAAGAATTTACCGGCAAGGAGGCAGCTTTTCTCTCTAAGCTGTTCAATTTATGATCGGGCAAAAAGAAAGGGCCTGCCCGTGCGCCAACACGGACAAGCCCAAAGAGAACACGGACGGTTTTCTCCCCTCAGAGTATACCATAGACTGCGACTGCCTGCAATATGCAGGCGTGCTCTATTACGCGGTGGATGACCGCGGGCGCAAGTTTCAGGCATCCACGGTGCTGCGGCTGTCTGATCCGCAACTGGGGGAACTGATCCACTGGCTGCACTACCACCTGAAAGGCAGCAACCCGCCGCCTGCCCTGTATCACCTTGAAATGCTGTTGCAAAGCCTCGAATACCTGCGGGGCGGGCGGCACTACCTGTATAACTCGATCTATGAGATCACACGTCTGGAGGCGTACCCATGAAATGGCGTCCTAACCTGCCACGCTCTGACATTACTTCAACGCTGGCCGAATGATTTCAACCATGTGGAAGTGAGGAACCTATGATCTTTTTTATTTTTGGCATTCTGGCTCTGTTGGCAGCATTCTGCCTGTTCCGGTCTGAGTATAAGGCCGCTGCCGTGATCCCCGGCGCTCTGGCGGCCGTCCTGATCGTTATTTCTTGTGTCTCGTTCGTGCCGACCGGCTACACCGGCATTGTGACTACCTTTGGCAAGGTCGAAAAAGGCACCAAGGACGCAGGCGTTGTGGTAAAGGCACCGTGGCAGTCCATTGTCAAGATGGATAACCGGGTACAGGAGGTCAGCATCGACCTCTCGGCGTTCAGTTCCGACATTCAGGAAGTGGCCACCAGCGTGACGGTGGGCTACCGGATCAATCAGGCCAATGCCATGACCATCTACAAAGAGGTGGGCCGCAAGTACGAGGATGTTCTGATCCTGCCCCGTGTCCCGGAGGTGGTCAAGGCAGTTGTAGCACACTATGATGCCAGCAATCTGATTTCCAACCGGGATGCCGTGGCAGAACAGATGGACGCGCAGCTGCGCAGTGTTTTGGCGCAGTACAACATCGACCTCTCTTACATCAGCATCACGAATTTCGATTTCACGGATACCTTCACGGATGCCGTTGAAGCAAAGGTGAAGGCCCAGCAGGAAAAAGAAAAGGCCGAGACCGATGCCGAAAAGCGCCGCGTGGAAGCGCAGGCAACGGCGGACGCGGATCTGATTGCCGCAAAGGCTGAGGCCGAAAAATCCAAGGTGGCTGCGGATGCCGAGCTGTATGCCGCTCAGAAAAAGGCCGAGGCCAACGACGCTCTGACCGACAGTCTGGACAGCAATCTGCTGGAATACTACCGTATCACCGGCGTAGATGCACTGTGGGATGGCAAGCTTCCCACCTATGTGGGCGGGGAAAGCAGCGTCCCCGTCCTGAACGGTCTGAGCTGACCGTGCCCTCCAATGGTGGCAGGAGGTAAAACAAGAGCCACTGCCAGCGCATAGCGCAAAGAAAGGAGCTGATCCCATGGGAAGGATGGTCACTGTTGAGGAGTGGGCTGAGATCCACGGGAAAACACCCGCCACCGTCAAGCGTAAGATCCACTCCAACGCATGGCCCAACGCCCAGAAAATCCTGCTGGACGGGAAACTGGTGTGGATGCTTGACGAGGATTGGCTGTGGCCCCGTGCCATGACCCCAGCCAAGCAGGCAAAGATGCTGTGTGAGATCCGTAAACTGATGCCTCCCGTGGTCTACACCACCGCAGAGGATGGCACAGTGATCTGCATGGTGCCCTGCACCCACCACACCCACGTTGCCGCCAACGTGACGGCTGACGAGATGAATGATCTGTGGAGAGCCGCCCCCCCCTCAGAGGGCCGCCGCAAAGGCTGCTTTGCAATATGGCTGGCTGCACCCTCTCGCAGATCCGAGATCCTACAACGAGAGAGGAGAGCGTTTACATAATGCCTACAACCACAAAAAGTAACGCCGCCCGCCGCAAGGCCCCGCAGAACGCGCAGGAGCGCCCGGCGGCGCAGGTGGTACAGTTTCCCCTGCCGTACACAAAACCCCGGCAGACGGCCCCGCAGGAGGTGCAGGTGGTGGTTTGCGAGTGCGGCCCTGATGCCGTGCGCGTCCGGTGCCTGCCTGACCCTGCCGCCATCGTCCGCATGATGGATGAAACGTTTGGCCCTCTGGGCTGGACACGCCGCTATTACTTCGCGGATGGCCGCCTCTGGTGCGGCGTGGGCGTGTATAACCCGCTTATCAACAACTATGCCGTCAAGGACGCAGCGGCCCCGGCGGGCAAGCTGCAGATCAGCAACCCGGACAAGTGGAAGGAAAACGGCAGCTTTTTGGCTGCTGCATCCCTCTGGGGTGCCGGTGCTGACGTGATGGCACTTTCCTCCCTGACCTTTGCCGCCGATCAGGTCAGCATTGACCCGGTGCACAAGCGGGCAAAGGACCCCAACGACCCGCCCACGGTGGCGGGCTACCGCCTCCACAGCGCTCTGACCGTGGACAAGCTGCTGCGGGCTGAGGATGGGCACATCATCGGTGTGCAGCTGCTGCAGGGAGAGCGTAAAGTGGTATGGCAAGCAGAGTGATCGGCCGCCTGCCGGTGGTGTACTATCCGCAGACCGGCAGGCTGGAAGTGGAAAACGCAGGTGAATTTGTGGAGAAACAGATCTACCAGCGTCTGGATGAACTGGCACACGGTCAGCCCCTGCACATCACCCTGACGGTGGAGCCGGTGAACAAAGCCCGCAGCACGGCACAGAACAGCCTTATGTGGGCGCTGCTCACCATCATGGCAGACCATTACAACGGCGGGCGCACCGGCGGCGTCACCCCGGAGGACTGCTATCTGGAGATGCTGGAGAAGTACGGCGCCAAGGTGGATTATCTGGAAGTCCCGGCGGGCGCTCTGGATATCCTGCGCGGCTGTTACCGTCTTGTCCATCTGGTGGAGATACTGGATAACAACCGCTGCACGGTCAAGTGCACACAGGGCAGTTCTACCTTTACCACCCAAGAAATGAAGAACATGATAGACGGGATCTTTGACCGCCTTGCCGAGATGGGCGTGAGTGATCCCTTAGTGACTGCCTACTGGCAGGAGTGGAGTGAACCATGAAACGCAAACGCTTTGAAAAGCTGATGATCTCGCAGCACAAATCACAGGCTCGCGATATCCGGCAGGCTGTCCGTACCATCATCGAACTGCGCCAATACTCTGAGGGGCACAAGGGCATCCTGATGGTCTACAACGAAAAAGCCGAGTGCTTCACGGAGGCCACGCTGTACCCTTACGGCGAAATGTATGCCCGGATCCAGAGAGGCCAGGGCGCTATTGGAAAGGAGTCTTGACAGATGACCAAGAAAATGACCCGCAAGCGTTTTTGCAAGCTGCTGATGGCTCACGGAGTCAACCGGAACACCGCACGGGACTTGGCGCAGTGCATCAACGTCGCCCGGCGGTATGACTTCATTGATGGGTTCACCGTTAAACTTTTCAACGGCCAGAAGTATCAGGTCGATAATGTGCACTCATACCGCGAGGCTTATGAGAGCACGCAAAAGGATGGGGTGCCGCTTGTCTAAAAGCATCATTCAGGCAGAAAAGGAGTGCTACATCTGCCGCCGCTGGTACGCGGTAAAGACCACGCGCGGGCTGGAGGAGCACCATGTCCTCAATGGGCCGCTGCGCAGCTTTTCGGAGAGGCACGGCCTCAAGGTCTGGCTGTGCCACCAGCACCACAATAAGCCGGGCATGAGCCCGCACTATAACGCCACCTGCGCCCAGACCCTGAAAGCTGTTGCACAGGCGAAATATGAGGAGAAGAACGGCCCCGGCGCACACGCTGCATGGATGACCGCCGTTGGAAAGGACTATATCAATGCTTAATGTTATCGCAATTATGGGCCGCCTTGTGGCGGATCCTGAACTCCGCACCACCCCGGCGGGGGTGAATGTCTGCCGCTTCCGCATTGCCTGTGACCGCAATTTCGCAAAGCCCGGCGAGCAGCGTCAGGCCGATTTTGTGGATATCGTGGCATGGCGGCAGCAGGCGGATTTTGTGTGCCGCTACTTCCAGAAGGGCAGTCTGGTCGCCATCAATGGCCGTCTCCAGACCAACAACTATCAGGACAAGAACGGCAACAACCGTACATCCGTTGCCGTGGTGGCGGACAACATCAACTTTGCGGGCTCCAAGGGCACCAGCAAGCCGGTGGACGAGGGCGGCGAGGCTGCCCCGCGCTCTGATGCCTGGCCGAAAGCAGACCCGCCTGCAAACTACGGCGGCGTGGACGATTTTGCAGTGATTGATGACAGTGACGATCTCCCGTTTTGATTCAGGAGGACAAGCAGGATGAGAAAAGACGGATATGTTGTGGTGCAGCCGTGGATGGTCACAGACTACAACCTCAACGGCAACAAACTCTTGATTTATGCCCTGATCTGGGGTTTTTCACAGGACGAACAGTCTTGCTTTTATGGCTCTGTCAGCTACATTGTGGAGTATTTCAAGCTGAGCAAGCGGGCCGTGCTGAACCTGCTGGCTGAACTGGAAAAGGACGGCCTAATCCGCAAGTGGACTGAGCCGGTAAACGGCAGGCCCACAAACCGGTATGCAGCGCTTCGCCCGGCGGCGTGTTCTTCTGCGTCTGATGGGTGCAAAAAGTGCACTGGTGAAGAAAATGCACCGGTGAATAATGTGCACTCTGATGGGTGCAAAAAGTGCACCTCTACCGGTGCAGAATGTGCACCCAAGAAAGAAAATAATAATAAAAGCGAGAATAAAGGGCCGTCCGCAACTCGTTTTTCACCGCCTACGGTGGAACAGGTCAGAGCGTACTTCCGGGAGCGTGGTGTCCCGCCTGCTGATGCTCAGACCGAGGCTGACAAGTTCGTTGATCGGTACGAGGCTAACGGGTGGATCGTGGGTAAAACCAAAATGAAGGACTGGAAAGCGGCAGCGCGTAACTGGCTGAGGAACCGGAAAGAGTGGGGCCAGCCCGCTGCACAGCCTACAACCCCGTATGGCGGGCGTACATGGGAGGATCTGTGATGGATGTGCAAAGCGTGTTAATTGGCGCGCTGCTGATGGACGATCAGCTGGCACCGTATTCCCTGCCGGAGTTGAGCATTGAGCATTTCCGGCCTGAACTGCAGCCCACCTTTGCAGCGGTGCAGGGCTTCTGGATCACAAAGGGCATTCTGGATATCATGCAGATTGTGGCAAAATACCCGGATCAAAAGCAAAACCTGATGTCCTGCGTGTCCTCCTGTGAGAGCGAGTGCATCCGCATAACCCGTGACCGCGTGGAAGAATGGACGCGAATCATCATGGAGGATGCCGCAAAGGTGCGTTTCCAAAGCCTTGCCTTTAAAGCCGTTGACGCTGCAACCGCCTTTGATGACCTGCCGGATCTGTACCAGCAGATGGGGCAAGCACTGGATATCCACACCGAGAAGGGAGATTTTCAGAGTGTGGGCGAGCTGCTGGATGATTATATCCGGCACCTGGGAGAGAAACCCCGGTACATCCGCACCGGTCTGTCCAAGCTGGACGAAAACCTGCACCTTGTTCCCGGCAACTATTTCGTGATCGGCGGCAGACCCAGCGCGGGCAAGACCGCTCTGAGCCTCCAGCTTGCTGCCGGGATGGCAAAGCAGGGCAAGCGGGTGTGTTATTTCTCGCTGGAAACAGACCCGGCCACCCTGCAGGCGCGCCTGATCGCAAACCAGCTGTACGCTCCTCTCTCGGCGGTCAAAAATAAAACCCTGTCAATAAACGAGCTCGACCGGCTGGCCGATATGAAGCGCTGGCCGCTGTACATTCGCTCTGCCGCAGGCAAGGGCGTGGCGTGGATCAAGGCGCAAGCTCTCCGCATGAAAGCAGATATCATTTTCGTGGATTATTTGCAGCTGATCCATGAGCGCGGCAGCAGCGACCGATACAACGCCATCACAGAAATCTCCATTGCGCTGCATGAACTGGCCCAGACAACCGGCATCCTCGTTGTGGCTCTGGCCCAGCTGAACCGTAACGCTGCACGGGCTGAACCGTCCAACGCAGATCTGCGTGAATCCGGCCAGATCGAGCAGGACGCGGATGCCATTTTGCTGTTGTCCGCTGATGGTGACACCTATTTCAGCCGCCTGACCAAAAACAAAGAGGGCCGTGTAGGCAATGCCGGGCTGGAATTTGACAAGATGACGCAGCACTTTACTTGTGTGACCGCAAATTAACAAAAGGCCGCCCGGCGGGGTGGCAAACAGGAGATAAGGCAAAATGGATGATGTGAGATTGATCGATACCAATGCAGCCATTGAGAATGCAGACAAGCGTTATAGCGAATGGAACCTTGCCATGGCTGCGGCAGAAGGGAACCGGCAGATTAGTATGGTTTACAAAAAGCAGGAGCTTTTCAAAGCCGTGAGGAAAGTTATTGAAAGCTGCCCTCCCATTGACCCGGAAAGCCTGCGGCCTGTGTCTGAGTGGGAGCTGAACCCCGACAAGTGGACGTGCGAATGGTTCCGCTGCAAGAAGTGTCACCACACTTCCTGCTGCACAGATGCTTTTTGCGGCGGCTGTGGGGCAAAGATGAAAAACACGGACGTGGAAATCGAGGGCTAACCAGAATCGAAAGAGGAAAAAGGAGAATCAGACAATGAATGGAAAAAAGTACATTGACGCTGACGCTCTGGAGCTTGCATACCGGAGAATGAGAGACGCTGAAAGTCTGGGAGAACATAGCGGCGGCTATGTTTACAATCGGCTGTTTGAAACACTGCTGCAGACACCGGAAGCATTCCCGGCGGGCCTGCCGGGATGGATCAGAACGGTAGAGAGAAAACCCACCGCAGAGGACGCAAACGAGGACGGCTGCGTCCTGAGCATCAACATGAACCGCGGCGACATGAACACGACAGCTTGGCCGTGGAACGTGGTGGCAGCTTTCCCGGATTGCCTTCCGGTCTGGATGCCGTTGCCCAAAAAACCGGATCTGAAAGAGGGACATTTTCACCGCTGATAAAGGGAGGATGCAGTCCGATGACCTATGAAGAAAAAAAGGAATGGTTGCGGCGGTACCGCAAGGCCGCAAAACTTGAAAAGATCAAGCTGGAAGAGGTAGAGCGGTACCGTACAGACGCGGAGCATATCACACAGGTGCTCTCCCCTGTTCCCGGCGGCGCTGGTGACGGTCAGGCATTGCCCCGATCTGTGGAGCGCATCGCGGATGCAATGCAGGCAGCCAACGCGCAGGTGATGGAGTGCCAGAGGATCTGTAAGGAGATCCTGAGCGTCATGAACCAGACCGTGGACATACAGGATTACGAGATCCTGCACCTGCGATACATCGACGGCAAGAAGTGGGAGCAGATCGCCGTCAAGATGGGCATGGAAGTAAGCAGCGTATACAGACGGCACAAGAGAGCCGTCAAGGCGCTGGACGTCCCAGAACGCCAGTAAATACCATGTTTTGGGGGCACTTTGCAATACAATACCATGTTTTGAGGGCAACTTGCACTGTTTTTCAATGTTTTGCCTGTGATATTATTAGACTGCGAAAGCCGCAAGGAGCTGAACAACATCCAACACCCTGCGGCCTTTGTATTGCCCGGCTGCGACAGGGGAACACCTTACCGACCAACAGCCTGAATGTACCAGCCGGGCATTTTGCTTTGCTATCCAGCGGCACCGTCCGGGACTGTACCCGGCGGGGCCTTTGAATAGACGCGGGTTCTGGACATCATCCCACAATGTGCATGGCAGCATAGCCAAGCGGTTTCCCTTCCATTCTGACCAGCAAGCTGCTGTTGCGGGCAGCTGTGCACATTCCATGCCGTTGTAGCTCAAGCAGAGCACCGTCCGGTCAGGGCGGGTCACGATGCCGGTTCAAGTCCGGCCAACGGCTCCATATTTACCACCCCCGGGCCTCGTTTGTACCCCGGGGTCATTTTGTACCCTGCCCCCTCCGCAAAGCCCCCCCGCCCCTGCAAAGGCCCCCGGAGTGTGCACGGCGGGGTGCAAGCCTGCCTGCCATGTGCAGGCTTTTTGTCTGTCAGGAGGTGAACCGCATGGGCAACCCGCGCTATGCCAACGGCCAGCTGCGCCGCCGCCACCGGGCCCGGCTCCGGGCGATGGGCGGCGAGTGCGGCATCTGTCACGGGCGTCTTGGGCCGATCCATTATGATGAGCCTTCCGACGCACAGCATCCCCTGTCCTTTGTTGTGGATGAGATCAAGCCCGTTTCCCGCTGGCGGGAGTTCGGCTACCCGTCCGCGCGGGCAGCTGCCGAAGATTGGTCGAACCTTCAACCCGCACACTGGTTCTGCAATGCGCAAAAGGGCAACAAAACCGGTCAAAACGGCCCAAAATCGGGCAAATTCCTGCACGTTCCGAAGGTTTCAGACGGCGACTGGTGAGGGGTGGGGAGGGGCCCCTCCCACGCCCACGGCGACCCCTGTGCCGTCCAGCGCCGATTTACACACAGGAAAAATTTCAAAGGCCCGGAGAAAGGGGTGTCAGGCCATGGCGACCATGAAAAGCATCACGGCGCGGGGCACCCGGCTGGAGCAGCTCAAACAGCTGGCCAAGGTGCTGGCGGCAGGCATCGACACCTGCAAGGACTGCCGCGCCCTGCCTCAGCTGACCAAGCAGTACCGGGAGACCATCCGGGAAATTGAAGAGATCGAAGGAGCGAACGACGATGGCGACGAGATCGGCGAGATCCTCGCAGAGCGTGAAAATGATGGGAAGCCAGGAGCCGTCCGAACGCATCGCGCCGGAGTACCGGGCCACTGACGGGCCGGATGCCGTGCGCATCCTGCGGGCGGGCGGCACCGTGCTGGACCCGTGGCAGAGCGACATCCTGGATGACTGGATGGGCCGCACCGTGTCCGGCAAATGGACAGCCCCCACGGCGGGCGGCAGCGTGCCCCGCCAGAACGGCAAGAGCCTGCTGGTGCAGGGGCGGGCGGCTTCCGGCATGCTCATGTTCAGCGAAACGGTCATCTACACGGCCCACCTGCAAAAGACCGCCACCGAGACCTTTGAGGAAATGCGGGCCTTTTTTGAGGGGCCGAAAATGCGCCGGTATGTTTCCGAGATCCGCACCGCCCTGGGCCGCGAGCAGATCATCCTGAAGAGCGGCGCAAAGATCAAGTTTCTGGCCCGCACCCGCAACGGCGGACGCGGCCAGCACGGCGACCTGCTCATCTTCGACGAGGCACAGGAGCTGGACGAGACCGCACAGGGCAGCTTCATCCCGGCCATTTCGGCCAGCCTGAACCCCCAGACCATCTACGTTGGAACCCCGCCCGGCCCGGATGCCGTGGGCACCGTGTTCCGGGCCCTGCGCAAGCGGGCACTGGAGGGCGAAGCCAAAAAGGCCGCGTGGTTCGAGTTCAGCGTGCCGGAGATCGGCGACGTGAAGGACCCCGCCCGCTGGGCAGCGGCCAACCCGGCCCTTGGGCGGCGCATCCAGTACGGCACCATTGAGGGCGAGAGCGAGCAGCTGGACGCCGACACCTTTGCACGGGAGCGCCTGGGCTGGTGGAGCCCGGTGGCAGCCGAACATCTGGACTATGCCCTCGACCGTAAGGCGTGGGCAGCCTGCGCCAGCGAGGAGGAAAAGCCGGAGGGCAAGACCGCCTACGGCGTCAAGTTTGCCGCCGACGGCAGCGCCGTGTGCCTGTGCGGCGCGGTCATCCCGAAAGAGGGCCCCGCCCGCGTCTCTCTTATCGACCTGCGGCCTACCGGGCAGGGCCTTGCATGGCTGGCCGACTGGCTGTGCGACCGGTACGGCAAGGCCAGCTGCGTGGTCATCGACGGGCGCAACGGCGTGGACGTGCTGGTGGAGCGCATCCGGGAGGTCTGGAAGGCAAAGAACGCGGTCATCCGGCCCGGAGCACGGGACGTGATCGCCGCCGTGAGCCTGTTCACCAACGCGGTGAATGAGCAGCACCTGACCTGGTACGCACCCCAGACCGCCCTGAACGAGAGCGCTGTTACCGCCACCAAGCGCCCCCTTGCGGGCGGCTTTGGCTTTGGCGGCGAGAACAGCCTGCCGGTGGAAGCCTGCGCGCTGGCCCTGTGGGGCGCAAAGACCTGCCGCCGCGACCCCACCCGCAAGATGCGCATCGGCTGAAAGGAGCACCATGTTCGTTACCCTGAATTTTGGCCCGATGGAGGGCCTGAGCGCGGAAGAACTGCAGCAGCTGCAGGATCTGGCCGACGCCTACAACTACCACCAGAGCCGCAACCGCCTGAAAGATAAATATTACGAGGGCCACGTCACCCTGCAGGACGTGAACCTTGGCATTGCCCTGCCGCAGGGCCTGCGCAACCTGGAAGTGGGCTGCAGCTGGGGCCAGAAGGCCGTGGATGTTCTGGCGGCCCGCTCCATGTTCGACGGCTTTGTGGGCACCGGCGGCAGTCTGGACAGCCTTGCAAAGCTGGTGGCCGACAACCGCCTTGTGGCACAGTACGCCAAGGCCTGCCGGGACGAGCTGAAATACGGCTGCACCTTTGCCACCCTGTCCGGGGACAACGCCATCGGCTGCAGCATCCGGTTCCACTCGCCTGCCACGGCAGCCGCCCTCTGGAGCGGCGAGAAGGGCCGCATCGACTGCGGCCTTGCCATCGTGGACACCGTGAAGGATGAGCACTTCGAGGGCACATGGCGGCCCTCTGTGGTCAACTTCTACACGGATGACGCGGTCATTGTGCTGCAGTCAAACGGCAGCTTCTGGACGGCGCAGCGCTGCGCCCACAAGATGGGCCGCCCGCTGATGGAGCCGCTGATCTGGAACGCCACCAACTCCAAGCCCTTCGGCCGCTCCCGGCTCAAAAAGCCCATCCGCGCTCTGATCGACGATTACATCCGCACGGCAGCCAACGCCACCATCGCACTGGAATTTGCCACCACGCCCCAGAAGTACATCCTCGGCGTGACCGATGAGCAGTATGACGCCATCATTTCCAACAAGTTCAAGACCTACATGGGGGCCATTATCGCCGCCACGGCCAACCCGGAGACCGGTGAAAACCCGACCCTGGGCCAGCTGGCACAGGGCAGCCTGACGCCCCATGTGGAGAAGATGCGGATGACCGCCACCCAGTTTGCGGCGGCTACCGGCCTGACCGTGACCGACGTGGGCGTTGTGAACGACGCCAACCCCACCAGCAGCGACGCCATTCTTGCCCAGAGCCAGACGCTGGTGCTTCTGGCCCAGCAGCTGAACACCGGCAACGGCGACGCCCTGCGCACCATCGCCTGCATGGCGCAGGCCGTGGCGCGGGACTGCCGCCTGGCCGACTTGACCGAAGAAGAGACCGGCATCATGGCCCACTTCAAAAACCCCGCCATGCCCAGCGTGGCCGTGACGGCGGACGCCGCCATCAAGATCGCATCCGCCCGGCAGGAGTTCGCCAGCACGGACACGTTTTTGGAGATGATCGGCTTCGACCAGGCGGACATCCGGCGCATCAAGGCGCAGGAACAGCGGGCACGGGGTGCACAGGTGTTGATGGAGATGGAAGATGAAACTGACACAAGCGGCATGGGATGATTACATTTCCCGGCTTTCCCAGCTGAACCAGAAGGCCGGGCAGCTCATGCGGGAGTACATGGACGGGCACCCGGAAGCCGACACCGACGCCCTCATCCGCTACGCCTACGCCCTTGTGACCAAGTACGGCGAGGGCAGCGCAGAGCTTGCCTGTCAGATGTACGACGCCCTGGCCGAGGCGCAGGGGGTCACATTGCCCGCCGCAGAGCCTGCACCCACCGCCACCTATGGCGAGGTGACCGGCATGGTCAAGGCCACGCAGGACAGCCCGCCCAGCCTGCAGCAGGGCGTTTCCCGCATGGTAAAGCAGGCCGGAGCGGACACCACCGCGCACAACGCCATCCGGGACGGTGCAGAATGGGCGTGGGTGCCCCATGGCGACGCCTGCCCGTTCTGCCGGATGCTGGCCTCCAACGGCTGGCAGCGGGCCAGCAAGAACCTGCTAAAGAAGGGCCACGCCCAGCACATCCACGCCAACTGTGACTGTGAGTTTGCGGTACGGTTCAGCCGTGGCTTTGACGTTGCCGGGTACGACCCGGAAGCATACCTCCGGCAGTACCGTGACGCGGGCAGTGATATCAACAACTGGCGGCGCATTGATTATGCAGCCCGGAAGGACGTTATCAACGCACAAAAAAGGGCAGCGTATGCGGCACAGGCGTACAGAAAAGACAGAGGCGCGGTCAGCGAGATATCTCTGATTCGGCGTTCGGAAGAAGTCAAACTCTCTGTAAGACAGGTTGAATCTTACAAAACGCCGGTTTATGTTTCAGAACAGGCAACAATCAAACCGAAAGCTCTCCATAGAATCAATCAGAATACCGAAAAGGCATTAGAGCAATGGGGTGTCAGCCTTGACCGGAAGCCCAAAATCATCGTTGTCGGTGACAACGAGCTGCGCGGTGCAGTCGGCATTTACGACCCATGCGAGAACATTGTTTATTACGCGGAAAGTATTGGCAAAAAGGCTGTTCAGGATGCTTCTGGTGGTTTCGGAGCAATCGAAGCTCACGAAATGTGGCATATGAAACAGGCCGAGGACTTCCGGCAGTCTGGATGGGTTATCACCCGTGAAAACCGTGCAGAATATCTTGACGCCCTGTGCCAAAAGTGCAAAGGACGCATTGACAAACTGGGCATCACGCGCGATAATGTAAGAGAGTTGAGCCAATACGCAGCTGATATGTATTTAGGCGAACGTTTTGATGAAGTCGAAGCAGAATTCATGTCATTAAGGAGGCGAAAATAATGGTCATTCTGAAATACCCGTCTGATATCCAAAAACTGATTGATATTTTCGACCCCTATCGTGAAGCCATTTCGTCCAAACAATTTGACCAGATTCCACCTGAAGCGGTGGACGCATTTAACAAGTTCAAACAGTGGTCTTGGGAACAAGATCAGTAATCCAACCACGATGCACTCGCACCGTGGTTTTTTGTTGCCCATTTTTTTAAAGCACTGTGCAAAAAATGCACGGTGCTTTTTTCATGCCGTCTTAGCTCATTCTGGAAGAGCGCCGGTCTCCAAAACCGGAAGCGGGAGGTTCGATACCTCCAGACGGTGCCACGCTGCAAGATCTGCAGCAAATACACGCCACGGCTGCGGAAAAGCCGGGAAAGGAATTTACCACTATGGCAGAAACTGTACATCAGGAACCCACCACCCCCGCTGCCGAGGGGCAGCAGCCGGAGCGCACCTTCACCCAGGCCGAGATGAACGCCATCATCTCCGACCGGCTGAGCCGGGAACGCTCCAAATACGCCGACTACGACGATCTGAAAGCCAAGGCACAGCAGTTCGATGCCGCACAGGAAGCGGGCAAGACCGAGCTGCAGAAGGCAAACGAGAAGGCCGCAAAGCTGCAGGAGCAGCTGGACAGCATGACCAAGGCCAACACCCTGCGGGAGCTTCGCGGCAAGGTGGCGGCCGCCACCGGTGTGCCCGCCGAACTGCTTTCCGGCGACACCGAGGAGAGCTGCACCGCACAAGCGCAGGCCATCCTCAAGTTTGCACAGCCCGGCTACCCCAGCATCCGGGACGGCGGCGAAGTCCGCAACAAACCCACCGGCTCCACCCGCCAGCAGTTTGCTGACTGGTTCGCGCAGGTGACCAAGTAACAGCAAAGGAGTTTTTTCTATGGCAACTGATATCAACCGCACTACCACCATCACCCTGCCCGGTGAGGTGTCCAGCGAGATCCTGCAGAAAACGCAGGAGAGCTCCGCCGTCATGGCGCTGGCCCGCTCCATCAAGCTGCCGGGCCTGGGCGTGACCATTCCGGTCATCACCGGTGACCCGGAGGCCGCATGGGTCGGCGAGACCGACAAGAAGCCCGTCAAGCGCAGCACGCTGGCCACCAAGGTCATGCAGCCCTACACGCTGGCTGTCATCGTGCCCTTCTCCAACCAGTTCCGCCGCGACGTGCCCGCCCTGTATGACGAGCTGGTCAAGCGTCTGCCGCTGGCACTGGCCCAGAAGTTCGACGCCACGGTGTTTGGCGGCGTCACCGTGCCGGGCTCCAACTTCGACACCCTGAAGAGCTGCACCGCGCAGGAGATCGGCACCAATGCCTATCAGGGCCTTGTGGCTGCCGACGCCGACATCTCCGACCACAACGGCATCCTGAACGGCTGGGTGCTGTCCCCCAAGGGCAAGGCCGCCCTGCTGAACGCCGTGGACACCACCGGCCGTCCGCTGTTCCTGAACAATGTGGCCGAGGGTGCCGTGCCCATGATCCTGGGCGCAAAGACCCTGCAGAGCAAGGGTGCCTACATCGCGGATTCCACCGCCGCCAAGAAGCACGTCGTCGGCTTTGCCGGTGACTGGTCGCAGGCCATGTACGGCACCGTGGAGGGCGTGCAGATCGCAATTTCCGACCAGGCCACCCTGACCGACGGTTCCAACACCATCAACCTGTTCCAGCAGAACATGTTCGCCGTGCGTGCCGAGATCGAGGTGGGCTTCCGCTGCGACACCACCGTGTTCAACAAGCTGACCAAGACCGAAGCCTGATGAGGTGCCCTCATGACCTACGCCGAAGTGTTTGATGTGGAAGCCGGGTTCCGTGCCCTGTCAAAGGACGAACGGACCCGGTGCGCCGCACTGCTGAGCGAGGCGGCCATCATCATTGACGCCTACAACCCGGACGCCGGAGAGGACGCCAAACGGCTCGTTTCCTGCCGGATGGTGCGCCGCCAGTTGGGCGAAAGCGACAGCGAGGGCGGCGTCAGCTTTCCCATGGGTTCCACCCAGGGCACCGCCACGGCGCTGGGCTACTCCCAGAGCTGGACCATGAGCGGCGGCTCTTCCGGCGAGCTGTATCTTTCCAAGCTGGAAAAGAAGCTGCTGGGCGTGGGAAGCCGCGTGGGGGCCCGCAGCCCGCTGGAGGACTTATGTTGAAAGGCATTGACATCACCCTGTACGAAAAGACCCAGTCCGGCACAGACGAGGCCGACGCCCCGGTCTACACCGAAACGCCGGTCACCGTGCACAACGTGCTGGTGGGCGAACCCTCCGCCGAGGAAATCACCACCGAGCTGCAGCTGACCGGCCGGCGGCTGGCCTACACGCTGGCCATCCCCAAGGGCGACGCCCACGACTGGAACGACGTGCAGGTGGCGTTTTTCGGCCAGCGCTTCCGCACCTGCGGGGGCGTTGTACAGGGCATCGAACGCATGATCCCCCTGTGCTGGAACAAGAAAGTGCAGGTGGTAAGGGATGAGTAAAGTGCGCTTTGAACTGGACCGTGCTGGGGTGCGTGCCCTCATGCGCTCCCCGGAGATGCAGGCCGTGCTGAAAGCGCGGGCCGACACCGTGAAAGACCGATGCGGCGACGGGTACGAGGCCTATGTGGCCGCCACCCGCGCCGTGGCCGTGGTGGAGACCGCCACCCCGCAGGCCGCTGATGACAACTCTGCCCACAACACCCTGCTCAAAGCAACCTCGACTGCACATGGCATTGAGGGCGTGCATCACCACAAGCGCCTGAAAGACTGCCGTGCCATCCGCTACAGGAGGAAAAGATGATCGAAGAAACCATCCGCAGCTTTCTGGCCGATCGGCTGGACGTGCCGGTCCGGCTGAGCGTGCCAACCCCGGCCCCCGCCCGCTTTGTGGTGGTGGAAAAGACCGGCTCCGGCTATGAGGACGGCATCTACAGCGCCACCATCGCGGTGCAGTCCTACGGGCCCGCCGCCACCAGCCACGACGGCACCCTGGATGCGGCCAAGCTCAACGAGCTTGTCAAGGCCGCCATGCAGGACGCCGACAACCTGCCGCAGCTTGTGCGCTGCGACCTTTATTCCGACTACAATTTCCCCGACACCACCCGCAAACGGCCCAGGTATCAGGCCGTTTTCGGCGTGGTGCATTACTGATTGAAAGGAGCCTTTTTTATGGCAGATGCAAAGAACGTGACCGCTGCAAAGCCCAAGGTGGGCGGTGCCGTCTGGCGTGCCCCGCTGGGCACCACTTTGCCTACCGACGCCAAGACCGCGCTGGACAAGGCATTCAAGAGCCTGGGCTATATCTCCAGCGACGGTCTGACCAACTCCAACTCGCCCTCCAGCGAGAACACCACCGCCTGGGGCGGTGACACCGTACTGACCCAGCAGACCGAGAAGCCGGACACCTTCGCTTTCACCCTGCTGGAATCCCTGAACCCTGACGTGCTGAAGGCCGTGTACGGTGACGCCAACGTCACCGGCGACCTGACCACCGGCATCACGGTCAAGGCCAACGCCAACGAGCAGCAGGCCTGCTGCTGGGTGGTGGAGATGATCATGAAGGACGATGTGAACAAGCGCATCGTCATCCCGGACGCCGCCGTCACCTCGGTGGGCGACATCACCTATTCCAACGGCGCGGTGGGTTACAACACCACCCTGACCGCCGTGCCGGACACTTCCGGCAACACCCACTACGAGTACATCACCGCCAAGGGCGTGTAAGGAGGGTCTGACATGATCACTGCAAAAACCAACGACGGCTTTGAAATTGAGCTGAGCGAGGACGCACTGGACGACGCCGAGTTGCTGGACGCCCTGGGCGGCATGCAGGACGGCAACGTCTTTGACATGAGCCACCTGACCCTGCGCCTGCTGGGCAAGGAGGGCCGGAAGAAGCTGTACGACCACCTGCGCACCCCGGACGGCCGTGTGCCGGTGGCCAAGGTGGCGGACGCTCTGGGCGAGCTGATGAACAGCTTCACAGCCGGAAAAAACTCTGCATCCTCGCCGAACTGATCGCATCGGACGAGGACGCCCTGATCTGCGATTTTGCCCAGTATTACCATGTACTGGACTGGCGCGCCCTGCCGCTGCGTCTGGCCGCCACCCTGGCCGCAGGCCTGCCGGAAACAAGCCGCAGCCTGCGCAAGGCGGCAGGCCGCACGGTGGACTTTGAGACCGAACTGCTGGCCTATGCCGCCGACCGCCTGACCCAGGTGCTCTGGTGGCTGCACAACGACACGTCCAAACCGCCCTCCGTACTGGCCGACCTGCGCGGCGAGGCGGACACCAGCAACGTGCAGTGCTACGCCAGCGCAGAAGAATTTGACGCCGCCCTTGCGGCGCTGAAAGGAGGTTGACAACATGGCGGACGGAATCGAACTGGGCAAGGCATATGTCCAGATCGTTCCCTCGGCGCAGGGCATCAAAAGCGCCCTGACCGAGATGTTTGACGAAGAGACCGAAGGCCTTGGCGAGCAGACCGGGCAGAGCATCGGTCAGGAACTCATCGGCACCCTGAAGAAAGTGATCGCGGCGGCCGGCATCGGCAAGATCATCTCGGATTCCATCAACATGGGCGGTGCCCTGCAGCAGAGCCTTGGCGGCGTGGAAACGCTGTTCAAGGACAGTGCCGACACGGTCAAGGAGTACGCCGCGCAGGCATACCGGACCGTGGGGCTTTCTGCCAACGACTACATGGAGCAGACCACCAGCTTTGCGGCCAGCCTGCTGTCCAGCGTCAGCCAGGACACCGACGCCGCTGCCCAGCTGGCCAACATGGCCATGGTGGATATGGCCGACAACGCCAACAAGATGGGCACGGATATGCAGGATATCCAGAACGCCTACCAGGGCTTTGCCAAGCAGAATTACACCATGCTGGATAACCTCAAGCTCGGCTACGGCGGCACACAGGCCGAGATGCAGCGGCTGTTGAACGACGCCACCAAGATCTCCGGCGTGAAGTATGACCTCGGAAATCTGGCCGACATGTACAGCGCCATCCACATCATCCAGCAGGAAATGGACATCACCGGCACTACCGCAAAGGAAGCCGCCACCACCCTGACCGGCAGCTTTGCCGCCATGAAGGCGGCTGCGGAAAACGTGATGGGCAACTGGTCCCCCGGCGCAGACCTCACCGAGCCGCTGCAGGCGCTGGCCGACACGGCACAGACCTTTCTTGTGGATAACCTGCTGCCCATGATCGGCAATGTACTGGCAGGCATTCCGGAAATCGTTTACAGCCTTGTGCCGGAGCTCCTGCAGACCGGCACCGAGCTGCTCAGCTCCCTGGCACAGGGCTTCACCGAGGGCATCCCGGAGTTCTTCTCCACCGCTCTGCCGCAGCTGCTGGCATTTACAGACCAGCTGCGGGACAACGCGGCCAGCTTTGTGGACGCCGGTCTGAACCTTATCACCCAGCTGCTCAACGGCCTGATCGCCGGTCTGCCGGATCTGATCGCCTATGTGCCGGATATCATCATTAACATCTGCGGCATCATCAACGACAACATGCCCAAGATCCTCGGCGAGGGCGTGGCCATCATCGTGCAGCTGGTCGCCGGTCTTGTACAGACCGTGCCCAGTCTGCTGGCCAACTGGAAAAAGATCCTGGAGGCGGTGCTGTCGGTCATCTCGGCCATTAACTGGCTGAACATCGGCAAGAACATCCTCACCGGCGTGGCAAACGGCGTCAAGAGCATGGGCACAAGCATGCTGAACGCCTTCAAGGGCGGCTTTTCCAGTGCGCTTGCCTGGATCAAGAGCCTGCCCTCGCAGGCGGTGCAGTGGGGCAAGAACCTTATCCAGAGCTTTATCAACGGCCTCACCGGCAAAGGCGGTGCGGTTGGTGCAGGAGCCATCGCAGCCACCGCCGGTGCCACCATTGCTAAAACCGCCAGCGGGAACGACTGGTCCTCCGTCTGGGCGGACGCCAACGCCGACGTGGCCGACAGCGCCCAGTCCATGGCGGAGGTGGTCGTCCCGGCCTATACCAAGTCCGGGGACGCCGCCACCAAGGCGGCCAAAAAGACCAAGGCCGCCGCACAGGCCGCCGAGACCCTGCTGTGGTCCCTGCAGGACGCAGGCCACACCGACACCACCAACGCCCTGGGCAAGGTGACCATCCAGACCACCGAGCTCACCGAGCACCTGAAAAAGGGCTCTGAAGAGTACGACCGCCTGACCAAGACCGTGACCGAATCCGGTAAGGAAATGGTCAACGGTGTGGCCAAGAACTACAAGACCGTCACCAAGTATGTGACCGAAAACGGCAAGACCACCGCCCAGACCCAGAAGGTCTACGAGGAAATTGCCGCCACTGTAGCCAAGACCGTTACGTCTACAACGGATTCCGTGGTCAACGGCATTGCCAC